AGCGAGGTCAAATAGGCATCGAGGCCAGCGAATCCGTAGCCCTTGAGATGAGTGTCGAGCGCCTTGACCATGTTGCTGATCGAAGGAATGGCGAGCAGGAAGCCATCCGGCGGCGTTGGATGAGTCTCGTCGAGAATGCGCGCGGGCGGAAGCAGGTCAGCTTCGACGTCTTCGTCGTTTAAGGTCAGCAGGAAGGTTGCGATCCCGCCGGCGCCGGTAAGTACGTCGCCGGAGGCCTTTTCCATTCCAGCGTTGAAGCCAGCGCTGAATTCCGGATCGCCGACAGACTCAGACGCGAAGCGTGCGAGCTTGTCGAGGATGGTGGTCAAATTACCTTGCGAAATCTGCGGCATATCTTTTTTCTCCTTTTATTTAATCCCTAAAGTCAGCCTTCCGTGGGATTGAAATCTTTTATGCGATGCTCCCAGAGCAGGTCCCTAAGATGGCTCGGGAGTTCCTGCGGCGCCGATCCCGGCGTCGTCACCAACGGGTCGCGGAAGTCATAAAGGCCCTTGGTATAAATCAGCAGCGGCGTCTTGAAGATGGAAGGAACCGCGTCGGCGTTGACGCCGTAGCCAGCCGTGAAGTAAATCCGGACCGCATTGGGAACCGGCTGCGTGTACGGCCAGAAATAGTTATTCCGGTTGACGTTTGGGAAGATGCGGCCTGGTTCCGAGTTCGTGTCGACCAGGAAGTCGCCCAGCGGAGCAGGGCCTTTGCATTCCCACGATATTTCCCCGTCGTCCACCAGATCGCCAGGATTCGTTCCCCAGGTCGGCTCATTGCCGCCGCTGTGACTCGCATCGCCGCCGCCTTCTTCTTCTCCCGTAGCCACTTCCTGAATGTTGCCGTTCGGGTCGAGGATCTGCTGGCCGACGATATAAGTCGTATCCGCGCGCCATGGCTCGTCGACTCTCGGCACCATGGTCTGCAGCGTGCCGTTAAGGTCGAGGTATTCAATTCGATCGACCTTGGCCAGAGGAGAGCGCGCAAGTTTGATCTGCAGCGGATGATGCCGGCGGGAGTTGTGGACGCCTTGATGACCGTGCGAATCATGGTGACCATGCGAGCGCGGGAAGTGATCGAGAAACTGCGCGAAATCCTTGTTCACCAGCGAACGGCTGAGAAAGCCCTCGACCTTCTCGGTCGCCGATTCCAGATACAGGGTAATCAGGGCGTCGTCGACGGTCGTGTCGATCTTCATATGGTTCTTCGCCATCTGAAGCGGCACTGGCGTCGTCGCGGCCGGCGTTATGACTCGGAGTCCTGGCATTTATTTCTTCTTTTTCTTGAGCTTCACTACCACAGGCAGCTTGGCTTCCTCGGCGACCTTCTCCGGTGCGAGTGGCTGCCTATCGAAAAAATACTGCTCCGCGCGGCCCGCTTGAATAAGGCTCCTGGCGATAACAAACTTCATTTCCTGAATCTCGCCCTTCTTCGGGCCGTCTTTCATCACGATGTACATGGTTAGAAAAGCGAAGGGCGGCCCAGATTGCCGCCCTCGCCTCGCTGCCTCTCTCTTTCTGTTTTGTGTTAAGCCGTTGCTGTCGCGCTGCTCACGCCGGCATACCGCTCGCCAGTCAGAACCGCAACCGCGCTGGCGATGACGCTGTTCGAGCCGTTCGCCAGAACCAGTTGCACATAAGGCGAGCCGTCGGGCAGTTCACTCGCATCGATCTCGATGGCGTAGAAAATCCCGTCATTCGCCGATGGAGTGTAGCCCGCCGCCAGAACTGCCGTGCGCGCGCCAAGAACATCCTTGTCCGCGCCAGCGGTTTCCTGCTTGTAGATGCTGAACGGAATCGCCGTGTTCCCGGCAACGTCGCTGCCGATCGCCGCCGTAGCCGTTCCTGCTTGCACTACGATCGACGTCCATGCCGCAGCCGAAACACCGACCTGGAGCAAAATCGTGGCATGCCCATGCTTCGCCATCGAAAATGCTTGCGATTTCTTGCCGCCGGTAATATCTACAGGCGGCAAGATGTTTACAACGTGTGCCTGTTCTGCAATCACTAAACCCTTCATGTCTCTGTGCTCCTTTTCTCAAATTTTTACAGGGCGGCAACCCCAAAGAGCCGCCGCCCGGAAGGATTGTTAAGAGCGGGTCGACAATGCGATGAACGGCGACTGAGTGTTCGAGCCATTCTTCGGAGTCAGGGCCGAATTCCACCAGGGCTGACCGTCGCAGCGATAGGTCATGCGGAACGTCATCTCATCGTTCAGAAAGCGCACATGCATGGACGAATCCTGCCGCACGCCGCCCTTGTCGATCATCACGTAGGTGCTCAGATCGGCGAGAACGATGTCGCCAGGTGTTCCCAGCGTTGCGTTGTGCTCCGTCGGGATGACCGGTCGGCCTAGCAGCGAGCCATAGGGGTTGCCGTTGCTTCCCGGTGGGAAGTACAGCAACTGGACGGCGGTACCGCTGCCCAACGTCAGAGGGAACAGCTTTGGTTCGACGTCCTGGTTGATCAGCCAAACCGCATTCGCGCGGCTACGTGCCGGCAAGCGTGACCACATGGCAAGAACGTCCGCCGTGCTGACGGTCGCGCCAGAATCGCCGCTGTCGTGAGTGACGGTGATGAGGGCCGGAGAATTGATGAAGCCCAAGGGCTTGCCGGAACCGTCTCCGCTGAAGATTGCATCCTCCAGTTTGAAGCCGATTTCTTCCGAGAACGCCTCGGTGAAAACCGATTCCAGGGCGGCCGCATCCTGCAGGATTTCATCGGTCGCATAGAACAACGCGATGAGCTTGTTCAGGTTGAGTTCGATCTGGCGGAATTTCGGCTTCGAAGCGGTCAGTGCATCCGCCTCATTCGCCCAATATCCGCGCACGCCGCCCCACCGCGAACCGTCTGCACGGCTCGTTTCGTCGACGGCATTCATCTTAAGGCCGTTGAAGTTGGCTCCAATGGGAACATGCATGACGCGGGAAGAAATCGCTCCGGTTTGATACAAGCGCGTCAGAACGGTTTGCGAAAAGTCCTTCTGCACCAGGAAACCACCGTCGGAAGGAACCGTTTCGCTGGCGCCAGACGCCGCAGCAAAAAGGCGCTGGTCGACCTGGCGGCCGCCGCTCCGTTCCGCGCGCACGATGGCCATGAGCTGCTCGCCCAGCGACTTGAATTTGGTCTTGTCTTCGCCGCTTGGAGCGCCCGCAGTAGCGGCCGCGCCGGTGTTTGAGTCGGCGATAGGCACCAGGCTGCGTTCGGTCTCCAGAACAAATGCTTCCCGCCTCAGTTCTTCGTCCAGCGAAGCGAGAATTGCGACGTTCTTGTCGTATGCTGCCTTTTCCTCTTCGGTAAGGCCACGATCCTCGGCGCGCGCCTTATCGAGCTGGGCACGCATTTGCTTCGTCAAATCGGCCTTGCGTTGAAACAAGGCTTTTGTATTCGACATGTCCAATGCTCCTTTTTTGATTTAATTACACGACGCCGCCGGCGCTCTTGCGAACGCAATTTGGCGCATTCTGCCGTTGCCAGTTGCCCGGACAGCGACGAATCTCTTGTTTAGTAAAGTGCGAGTTCTCTTTCGCGCAGTTCGTGCGCGACCGACGCGCTCATCCGCTTGGTTGAACTGCTGACCCCGAACCGCGCCAGTGTCTGATCGAGGGTTGCCACACCGTCGACCATTCCCTGCTTCGCGGCCAGGGTCGCCATCACCATCCGCCCCTGGCCGTAGCCGTCGGCGACCGCCGAGGCCTGGACGCCGCGGTTCTTGGCGACGGCATTCACGAACATCTGGTAAAAATGATCGACATCGGCCTGCAGCGCCAGGCGCGCTTCCTCGGAAAGCGGCTCGTAGGGATTGCCCTCGACCTTGTACTTCCCCGCACTGATCAGCGTGACCTTCACGCCTTCCTGCTCGAGCGCCTTGGAGTAATCCTCATGCGCTCCCCACACGCCGATCGATCCCACCGCGCCGCTGGGCGTCACGATGAACTCGTCGGCCGCGGAGGCGATCCAATAGGCTGCGCTTGCCGCCATAGTGTTGGCCACGGCAACTGTTTTCTTCTTCCCGCGGCCCGAATAGATCTCGTCGGCCAGCTCCGGAACGCCGTCGACCGCCCCGCCAGGCGAATCCACGTCGAAGACAATGGCTTTTACATTCGGGTCATTGAGCGCCGCGCGATAGGTCGAGGTCAGCTTCTCGACCGACGTTCCGCCGCCGCCGCTGACATCCTGCATCATGTTCATCCGGTGCGAAATGACGCCGTAGACTGGAATCAAGGCGACCATGCCGGGAGTTTTGGGAGTTATCCGCGGCGCCGCAGCGCCGATCCGTTCGCGGACTTCTTCCTCGGTGAATTTGCCGCCGGCCGCGGCGAATTGCAGGAGTTGAGTGATCTGGCGCAGTTTATCCGGTAGAATAGCCCACGGCTTCCCGTAGAATTCCGTGCGGATGTGTTGATATTTGTTCATTGGCATTCACCTTTAAGCATTGGCGTCGTCCGTGCTCTCGCGCGGGTCAATCGGGTCCGCTGGCGGCGCACTTCCGACCGGCGTCGACATGTTCGTCGGCCGCATATAGGTATCTCCCCCATCCTCTTTGGAGATCGGATTGAGGTTTTCCGAGCGGCGCGCATCGTTGGGAGACATAAACCCGTTCTGGATTCCGACGGAATAGGATTCGTAGCGGCTCTTTAAGTCACCGCGAAGCAAAGCGTCCATCAAGAACTCGCAGAAGTACTGATCGCCAAGCTCGAGCGGGTCGACTAGGTCGATCTTGATGCGCCGCTCCCAGCGCACACAGCGCGGCCGGATGCAGTCGGTCGCGAACTCTATGTTTTGCTGCTCGATGTTCGAAAACGTGGCCTTGGTCAAATCCCCGATTTTGTGAGCCTGCATCCTGAAGAACCGCGCGATCTCGGCTGTCGAGAATTGGCGGGCCTCGAGAAACTGCGAATCCTTGTTGTTCAAGGACATCGCCTTATAGCTCATGCCTTCTTCGAGAATTGCGACTTTGTGCCGGTTCCGGGCGCTCTGCGATTCCTGCCAGGTGTCTTTAACCCGCTTATACCCTTGCTCGCTCATGGTCTGCGGATGCTCGAGGACGCCTCTGGGCTGCGAATCGTTTTCCACGAATCGCGCGGCGTAGTCCTGCTGGCCCAGTCCCAAGCCGATCGTTTCGCTCGCCAGCGCAATCGTGCTCATTCCTACCATTCCGTCGGATGAGAGCCCGCGCATGTGAAAAATTTCTTCCTGCGCGTATTTCTGAATCTCGCCGCTATACCAGTCCCGGACTTTATACAGTAACCGGCCATTCGGAAGCCGGCGCACCTCCACGCGGTCAGGGTGAATCGGCACGAGCGAATCGATGGCGCCGCGGGGTCCTGGCTGAATCAATGAATAGGCATTCCCACGCAGTTCGAGATGCCCCTGCATCATCTCGATCCATTCCATTGACGTCTGCCATTGATTCGGCTTGTCGTGCAGCACCTTGTAAAGCGGATGCTCCACCGCGCGAATCTTTCCGCCGTCCGGCAAGCGCTCGTAAATGATCAGCGGCAGCGAAGCGATCGTTTCAGAGACCACGCGCACGCACGCATACACGGCGGAAAGCCTCAGCGCTATCTCTGGCGTAACATGCTGGCCGGATGCGGTCCCATAGCCCGCATAATTCCCATAATAGCGGTCATCGAGAACGTTGACCGACGCGCCTCCGCCGGCGTCGGCGCGAAGCCATGACATCAAGCCTGACCACAGTGATCGTTTCACAGTGAGAGGATGCCCCTGGTTTCGTAGACTGATGCAGGCTTCGGCGGTGTCGTGATGGTGCGGCCGAGCGCCATGATCAGCGCGACCATGCCGTCGATCTTCGCGGCGCGGGCCTTCTTTACCGGCCGCTTGTTCCCGTTATTGTCTTCCCTGACGACGAGGTTCGAAGCCATCCAACGGAGAACCGGATTCCCTAAGTGCGCAATTCTTTTCCCTGGAATCATGGTTTCTAGCAGCCTTTTCGTCGGCTCGGCAAACATCGCGACCGTCTGCGGGAACTTCACGAGCTTATCGACGTGAATGCCGGCCTTTTGCAGGTCGTTCGAGAACTGCGTGGCGTTCCACGGGTCGAAGGCTAGCTCTTTCACGTCGTAGCGCCTGAAGTCCTCGAGCACCTGAAGCTCGATCTGGTCATAGTCGATCACGTCGCCATCCGTCAGGTGCAGGAACCCTTCGCGCTCCCAAACGTCATAGGACGCTTGCGTTGAGCGCCATTTGTCCATCGCTTCTTCGACGTTGTCTCTCGGAATGTAGAAATCCGGGATGCAGATGAACGGTTCTTCCTCCGAATCTGGCGGAAAGAGCTTCAATGAACAGGCGAGGTCGTTTGTTGACGAAAGGTCGACGGCGATGGTGCAGGGCCGCCCTTCGAGCCGTTTCAGCATCTGATCGCGAAGGACCTTAACGTCGATTCCCTTCAGCGAGAAGCCGACGCATTGATTCCATTGCTCGATCTTGATTGCCGCATGCTCCTGGTTCGTCCAGACATTCAGGCGTAGCTTAAGGAAACCGTTGCGCGATGACGGTTGCTGATCGGCCTTGCGGGCGTCTTCGCGCAGCGTTTCGAGCTTCACCGACACATTCAGATTCGGGTTAGCTTTAGGCCAGTTCGCCTCGTCACGCCAATCGTCGCCTTCGTCGATGCAAGCGATGAAGGCGAATACGTCGTCGCCCTCTTTCACACCCTCGAGGATCGCAATGCTGCGTTCGCGTTCCGCCCAGCAAACAGATTCGCGGTCATGGCCGGCGGTAGTGATCTTAAAAATGAGCGGCTGCATGCGCGCGCCGACGGCTGTTTCCATTACCTGCAGAAGTGCTCCCGATTTGTGCGCATGGAGTTCGTCAACGATCACGCTATGCGGGTTAAGCCCATCGAGCGTGTCCGAATCGGCTCCCAGAGGCTCCATTTTGGAGTTCGTCTCTGGCACGCACATATTGTTGCGCCAGGACTCAATGCGTTTTGAAAGCCCTGGCGAAGCCTTGCGCATCTTCTCGGCCTCGGCGAACACTAGCTTGGCCTGATCTTTCTTGGTAGCCACGCAATAGACTTCCGAGCCCTCTTCGCCGTCTGCCACCAGGCCATAAAGGCCAATGCCGGAGCAAAGTGTTGATTTGCCGTTCTTCCTGGCGATTTCAACATAAGCAGACCGGAAGCGGCGCGTGCCATCGGCCCGCTTCCAGCCATAGAGAACCCAGAGAATGAATTGCTGCCATGGCTCGAGCGTGAACTCCTGTTTCGCCCATTCACCTTTCGAGTGCCGCAGCAGCCCGAAGAAATCGATGACATCCTGAGCCGCCGAAGGGTCAAACCAAAGGCCGCGCCGATACGCATCGTTCAGATCCCGCAAGTGTCTAAGGGCGGCCAGGCGCACCCATTTCGAGCAGACCAGTTTCCCGTTTGCGGCCTGAAGTGCGTAAACCTCGGCTGGGTGATCGGGAATCGTTTTACTTCTGCGGGCGATCTTCCTGGTCACTTCAGCGGACGCTCCTGAAAGGAGGCAGCATCATGGGCACCAGCCCGCCCATCCAACTGAGAACCACGATGATGGCGATGGCCACGACGATAATCCGCGCCATTTTCTGCATTGGCTCGGGCAACATGCCCACCAGATAGAGCAGCAGCCAGAAAAACAATCCGTAGATGAGAATTGAAATGAGAAGTCCGATAAGCATGTTCATGTGATCTTTTTCTCCGCTTCAACTTTGGCCGCATCCGAGAATTTCGCGACGGTCGCGCCGGCGACGTTCATCCCATAGATCAGGCTGACAAATGCGATCTGTCCGCCGAAATCCGGAATCGCTTTGTTTTTATAGATCAGATAGGTGTCCCACCAGATGCAGGCGAGCAGCAGGACGGCGGTAGCGACGCGCGAGAACGACGGATTGCCTGCGTCGCTGAAGACTCCCGAAATGAAGACCTTGCCGCGCTCTGGCATCCGAGAGAATGCCAGATAGAGCAGGCTGAGCAGGAACATCGCCACGCCACTCTTCGCGAGGAAATAAACCAGCCAGGTCAGCAGGTCGGCTTTGTGTCCGATTGTGGAGATCATTAGTTGACGTGCCTCGATTGCATTTTCTTCTGAAAATACGCATCCGCCGGATCGATCGGCTTTTCTTTCTCGACGTGGAGCTTGCTGCGCGATGCCGGCGTGAGGCCGACTTCCACCATGTAGGACTTCATTGTTTTCAGAGCTTCGTTTGCGATAGCCACGGCCGGATTCTTTTTCGCAATGTAGCCGACGACCGTGCCCTCTTCGTCAGTTCCTTTGCGGCCCATCACCGGATGTTTTATCTGCACGCCGAATGTCTTCACGTCCTCATTCGCCTGCATAAAAACGTCGTACGTGTAGCAGATGGCCGCCAGGTTCAGACCGTCGGCAATGGTCAGCACACGGGTCGGGCGGAGCACATGCAAAAGCTTGTGCCATTCCTTTTGCGCCGCTTCGGACAGTCCGGCCGGCATATCCGGATCGCCAGATGGCACTTCCGGCTCGTTCTCATTGACCGGGCGCTTCCCAGGCCTCCCGCGCAGATCCTTGACCTTGCTCGGAAGTGGACGGCGGCCTCTCATCCCAACAATACCGGGCTAAACGGTTGTCCTGAACTGACCACAGGAACATAAGCCACGTTTGCGTTTCCTGCGGTAAATGCACTGATCTTGCTGTTGCCTGGCGTCGCGCCTGAAAGGATGAAACCAGCGAAGCCAGAAGTGACGACGGTTCCAGCCAAACCGAAGTCGTATGCCTGCATGATAAGGCTGCCGTTTTGATATGCCGAAAGAATGATCGGCGTCGTCGTTCCGTCTCCGGTTACTGAAAGCCTTATCTTGTCACCCGATTGGAAAGTTATCGGCAGAGAAGCAGCCGGTGAAAAAAGAGTAGTGAGAACCGTTGCATTGTATCTTTGAAACGCACAATTGATCCCAGAGCCAAAAGAACCTGCCGCGATGGAAAATAGGTATCCGGTAAACGCCGACGTGCTCCACCTCACGGAAGCGAACACCGCTCCAGTGATAGCATTGAGCGTAATCTCGGAATAATGATCATTGCCGAAACTTCCACCGGTATACACAGCGCCGCAATTCCCGCTCGCCGTTTGCTGAACCACGTTGGATACGATTTGCGCTCCATTCATGCCTGAAGGAGTGGTCCATTTACCGCTCTGAGACAGCGGGTTCTCGTTGGATCGCGTGAAATTGTCAGCATCAGTCTGAGCCGACGTTCCAAAGTATTCCTGCCCCTTGATTATTAATTCCGCGATGGGATACACAGAAGTTGCTATTTCGAGATGATACGACCCCAGGCTGTCATCCTCTGAAACCGACCCGACCAGATAAGTCGTGCTTCCGGCCTGCAAAACGCAAGCCGTGGAATACTCGCCGTGAGCGTGATTCACTCCCTCGAAAGCGTTATCGGGCTGCACGGCAAATACGGGCGTCGACGTAGTCCAGTCGGTGATGAAATCGCTGGTAGACAATCGAACCGTCGGGCTGTCTGGCAGGCCAGGATTCACGCGGCTAAGCCAGCCGTAGTATCTGCCGCCGACTAGGTACATTTTTTCCGGCACGCCATAATTGGACATGACCGGATTGCTGACGCTCTTTGTCCAAGTAATTCCGTCTGGTGACGTAGCGAGTCCTGTGGCGAAGGCTGAGCCATTCTGCCCGCTGTAGAGAGCCGTCCAAGTCCCGCCGATGATTGCAATGACCGAAAGATAGTTGATTGCCGTGTGGTCGAACTGGCCCACGCCGCCGATGCTTAGAATGTTGGCGTGAGCGAGCGCCCAGGTGATTCCATCCGAACTGGTGTACTGATCGATCTGCGTCCAAGTTGTCGGAGAGCTGTTGACATGCAGATAGTAGGTTGATCCATTCTTGAAGATACGCGGGAGGCCGACTCCAGTGAGAACCGCAGTCCCGCGACGAGTCCAGCTTCCCGGCAGACAGGTATTCGATTCAGCGTAGAAAATGCTATTCCCGCCCATGAACCACATCTTGAAAACGTTGCCATCCGCATTCGGAGAGATGAGCTGAGCGTTTCCTTCGTACAGCATGGTGGGATTAGAGATTCCGCTAAAAATCGAACCACCGTTGATGTCTGCCGTGGTCGGCACCATCGCGATGCCTTGCTTGGTCCAGACCCCGTTCGTATTCCCTGATGGAAAGCCGACCGAAAAAGATTTTAGGACTCCGGTAGCCAAAGAGCCGCTGGTAAAGAAATGAAGTCCGGCAGAGCCTGAAGCGACCGTGTTATCGAATATCGCTTTCTTCAAAACGAAATCCTGGAAGACCAGCAGATTGACGCCGGAAGCGGTGAATCTGATTATCGAATTCGCACCGAAACTTGCTCCCGTAGCCTGGGCGATCTGCGTGGGCGTGCCTGATACGACTTTGAAAATGGTGATGGTTGTTCCGGTCAGTCTAGCCACATAAGCGTTAGAGCGGGAAGCATCCGAACGGAGCACTAACAAAATTTGCGAAGTGGTCAGGTTGATTCCAGTTCCAAGAATCACTTCCACATATTGATCTGGCGCCGAATTCACTCCCGTATAGAGAGCGCCGCAGTTTGTCGTAAGAGCCGTTGCTTCGCATTGATTGGAGACGATCTGAAGCGCACTGAATCCTGAAATAGTAGTCCACTTACCGCTCTGAGACAGCGGGTTCTCGTTGGCTCTAACGAAAGGATCGGCCCCGAGTTGCGTTCCGTTGGCCATCAGCGAACGACCCTATAGGCCAGAGTTGCCGCGCCTGGCGTGATGTCGGAGAAGGTCATGTTGCAGACTTTTATGTGTACCGTGTCGGCGGTCAGGTACTTGAAGATCGTTAAAACACCCGTGGTAGCTGGAACGTAACCGGTGATCGCAGTCGGGTCAGTCGTGAAATCCAGCATCAAGTTATCGGTGGTCAACGCTCCGGTAGCTGCCACTGTGATAGCCGTCGCACAGGTTCCGCTGGAGATTAAGGACGTTGCCAAAGCCTGAGTGCCACTGGCGACCGTGTGCGTACTGTTCGCCATGACAAAGGCGTCCGTGGCCAGTTTCGTCGTGTTGTCCGATGCGGCCTGCGTGGTCGCGGTCGTTCCGTTCGGCAGCGCTGGCGTGCCGCTGAGGTTCGAGGCCGTGCCGCTTGTGTTCGCCCCATTGTCGGGAATGTCGCTCGCTTGCGTTGTGACCGCTCCGACGCGCGTATTGAATGAAGTGACTCCGCCGGTCGATTTCGGAAGTTGTATAACCTCGAACGCGACCGGCCCGCCCGCCACAAGCCGAATCGACCCGACCGTGGCAGTGGCTGAGTATCCGCCTCCGCTTATGCCAAAGAAAGAGTAACTGGCGCCAGGTTCGATCCTTACCCGTCCAGGCGTGGCCGCTGAATCGGTCACGTAGTAGGCGATAAAAGGGCCTGAAGCCTGCCGGACGCGGACTTCGCTTGCCGCGATCGTTGTGACGATCGTCGCTTCCCCGGTCGAAGTCGCGGTGAGGCTCAACGCATTTTGCGCGAAGATCGGCTGAGCGAATAGAACGGCCATCAAGAATGCAGCAGTGAGGTTGAGGACTTTCATTTGTAGAACACCGTTATGTTTCCGCCAGTGCCGCAAGCACTGGCTCCGGTCGCGGTCGTAGAGATCCCAACGGCAATCCCGGTCGAGAAGTTCGCAAGCGCCTGCGGTGCTGGCGATACCCAAACCGGCTGAGTAGTCGATGCCGGCAGCGGAACGGAGAAGATGACGGCGGTGCCGAGCGTTCCAGTGCTTGCGCTATTGAGGAACTGAATCCAGCATGTCGACGCCGCACCATTCAGAGCGAAGACGCCGTAAACGTTGCCGGCGCTGGCCTTCACATTGACCGCGGTCGTCAGCGTGGCCTTCGTCGAATTCGAAAAGGCGACGGCGGCGGCCGTATCAGGTACCACTTCAAAGGCGTTCGTCGTGCCTGGAGTTGTCTGGTCTATCCCGACCTTGCCGACGACGGCAGAGCCAGCGACGAGTCCGACGGTCTGAGGCGACGAAATATTCGTCTCCCCCGAAAGGATGACGCCCGCGGCCAGGATCAGCCCGACCGCGATGAGAGCCTTTCGAATCACTGGACTCCGTTAATTTGCAGATTGATCGCGCTGGAGGTCCCGGCGATGGCGGTGATGCCTGAAGTGAATGTCACGCCTTCGATCGGGATACGAATGTTTGAGTTGGCAGGCACGCTAAAGTCTGCGTTCCCGCCGAGCCAGATGACCGGCGTCCCAGCCTTGTCGGCGAGGCGAAGCGTGACGGCCGAGTTCGTGATGTTATTCGCATAGGCAAACGTGACGCAGGTGGTGGTGCTGGTAACCGTGGTGCCGGCGCCGGTCGCGACCTGCGAGGTCGCGTTGCTGAAATTTGTGGATTGCGTACAGGAAGATGGAAGGACGCGAACGAAGCCGATGTTATTCGTGCCGGCCGGAGTGGCCGGAAGCGAGGTCACTGCGGTAGTCGAGCCCGAATCGGCGATGATATGTCCGATGACGGCGGAGCTGGCATCGTTGATCACATGGCCGATCACCGCCGCGCCGGCGCCGATCGCTACCGTGCCATCCGTGCCGATCGATACTTTGTTCGTCGTGCCCGGCGTTGTCTGATCGATTCCGACTTTGCCGACGAGGTTCGCGCCGGCGTTCAGCGAGACCGAACTGCCAGGGCCGCCCGATTGCTGCAGTTGCGCGCTCGACGGCCAGGAAACGACGAGCGTGAATAGAACCAGGAGCGCCAATGTTCCAACGGCGGGCCTGAAATGCTTTGAGCTTTTCATTCGCATCTCCTACAAAGTGAATTCGACGACTGCAGGCCCTGTACCACTGAGAGATTTCAAATAGGTCACGGTTTCGTCTTTCGCGAATCGATAGATCGTGTGCGGCTGCCCGAGTAAGGCATAACCGCCATACGCCTGGAGCTGATATTCGGCGTCAGGATTGTCGGGATCTGACGAACGCATCACTGGATTTCCGCCGCAAGTAAGGATCGCGAAGTAATTGCAGGCGATCGGCGCGATGATCGGGACATACTCGCCCTCAATCAGATCGACTTTTCTGATTACCGACTTGCACTCTGGCATTTATCTGTGAGCTTTTTTTGCTTTCTTCGCGGCTGGCTCGTCTTCCTCTTCAGTCTTGACGACTTTCGCTTCCGGCTCGGCGACGGATTCGGTTCTCATCTTCGGTCGCGGCGATTTGTTTTCCCCGTCGACTGAAAGATCGAAGGATGCGTGGCCGTGACGCTCGAGATCTTCGGCGAGTTCGTTCGGCAAATCGAGAATCTGGCCTCGGCATCCGTTCAATCCGGCATGCGTGACGTTTTCGAGCAGGCGTACTTTCATATTCTTGCCTCTTTCGTTGATTTCATTGGACTTAGCTGGAATTTCACTATTTTTTCAATTTCGCGGCGGTGTGTCGGGAGGTAAGAGGGGGGTTTCCGGCTTGTCGATTTGTAGAGATTTGATAGCCCACACCTTTTTGCGACGCGAAAAATAGGAGTCTTCTGTGGCGGTCTTCCAAGCGTGGCAAGATTTGCAGGCGCCTTGACCATTCGAAAGCGAAAATCTTTCGCCGCCCGCTCGAATTGGTTTGATGTGATCGGCTTCAGTTGATTGGGCAAATCCCTCGCAGAATCTCGCAATCTTGCAAATCGGATCTCTACGAAGAACGAGTAGCCGCCATTTTTGATGTTGTCGATTGTAGCCGCGCGAATGAGCTGAGCCGCGTTTTTTGTCCCGCCCGAGACGATTTTCGTCCGACAATGTGGAATGCTGAGAGCAGTACATCGAGCGGGCTGAATTCTTGCAGCCTGGAAATTGACAGGCCTTTTTTGCTGACTGCGGCATGATTTCATTTTTCTAAGCTTCTTGCGCTTCGCCTTGGGCGCGCAGATCAGCCTGCGCGATTTCTCCGAGCGTGGTGGTCGTCTGAATTCCCAAAGCTGCAGAAACATTTCTAGCCCAAGCAGGATCGCCGGAATATTTCAGTGCGACTTCCATCACCGTCATGTCAAGGGTGTAGGTGTGCGAAGCGCCAGAGAGCATCCGGCGAACTTTTCTATACAGCGCGCGCCATCCGTCATCGTCATTAGCGTAAATCGTAATTTTTGCGCCATGCGGGCCCTGAGTTTGAATGAACCCGAATCCGACATCGCCCTCGTCAGTCAAATCTCCTGGATTGTGCGCGCGATGAGGAACTGAATTCGGAACGAAATATCCTTCCTCTTTCGCGATCGCACGAGCGAATTTAAGGATGAGTTCTTCGGAAATCACGGTTTGGCTAGAGGTGCTGCTCGATTTTCCTTGCTAAATCAGCCACAGAATGTGACAACGTACTTTTTGCAGATTCCAATTCCTCGCGGATTTTAGCTAGCTTGCCAGCATTCTTAATTCGTCCGATTGCAAATCCCAATCCGAAACTCACAAAGAAAAGAAAAATACAAATAGTGTGCATATTTCCTCCAAGCCGATTTTTCAGAGGGCCGACGACATCACACTTTGCTCCTCGCGCCGCTGATTGATGTTTGCCAGCATCACTTCCGCGATTCCTCGCCTCGAGTAATCACACAACGCCGAAACCAGTTCTCCTCCAACTCTGCATGAGAGCCCGCGATGCGAGATGGTCTTGATTTGTTTCAGGACGCCCTTCTCTTTTCTGTGCTCTGGCCGACGGAGCCATTCGATGAGAGAAAGGACTTCCAATTCATAGACTTGGGATTTTGATAGATGGGAATGACTGTGATCGTCGCAGGTATGGCGGGAATAATCTTCAAGCGTCCAGCGGGCGGGTACTAAGCAGTACCGCTTAATAGACACGTAGATTTTCCATGTAGGGGGTCCCCGAAAGAGAAAAGGCGTTCGAGGAGTCGCCGCGCAAAGTGTAAACCACATAACCAACTGAAATCAATGGGACTTGGTGCGCAAAATGCCAATACTTATCGATGGAGCTGCCAGGAAGCCGGTAGCTTTGCGCCTGATCTGCCGACCCCATCTCATTCCGTGGCCGGAAAGCAGCTCCGAATCGCATCATCGGGCATCCCGCAATAATTTGAAAGACTCTTTTGCAACCTCGAATGATTTTGTTTTCTCTTCAAGCTGCTCGACCAGGCGGTCGACCTCGAGAATTTGAAAACAGAACCTGCAGCCCCCCTTAATTGCTAACTCGCCGTTTGCGCCGGCGTTATAGTTGCGATGACGCGGGCAGGTCAAGCGGAGCCGCACGTAGATTTTCAGTGACAAATTATTCCGACCTCCCCCCACTAACCCCGTCCCTCTTTCTCTGCTTCTCCCTGCGGTGGGGCTGCGCTGGCGAGAGAACGAAATCTGTTTTGCAAGAACTTCTCGAACGCCATCAGTACTTTCAGCGCATCCGGCTTGAAGTCCTCTGCGGGAACATGGGCAAGCCATTCTGCGACTACGGACTCCTGCGCCGCCTTATCAGCCATCTCACGCTTGCCCATCTGAAATCCAAAATCATACGACTCTTGGCAGCAAAGCGGCCATCTGTCAACTTCCTGCTCCATCTCTCCGCTATCCGGTTGCGCTTTCCCCTGTGGCGCGTGAATAGGACAATCTCTTGCATCGCTAAAAGGCCCTGTGCAGCGTGCTTCCTGCTTCTTCTCATCGCTCATCGCTGTTCTCCCTTGGCTTGGCGGGCGTCTTCAGCCGCATATTTCAGTGGCGCAAGTGCATCACCACCGAAATACTTATCCACTGTCTCGTTAAATTGGCGTACACAGGCAGCGCAGAACTTGGTCTTGCGGTTGATTCGCTTGACTTCGCCGCAGTATTCACATTTTCCTGTCATCCCTTCCCCTTTCGCTGGCGCTGGCCGGATTCGCGAGCGGTAAGCGGGCGCAATTCACTAACGTGATACCAGCCTTCTCTCCCACCATGCGCGTAAACATAACCACTGCTGTCGAATAATCTGTGTTGGCGAACATCATCCATTTTCGCCTTATAGGGTGTAATCAGACGGCAGTAGCTACCATCTTTAGCCCTCACCACCTGTCCCACGCGAAACTTCGGCCCCGCTTTCTCTTTCCGCTTCATCGGGTGCTCCCCCTCTGCTTCTTTTCGATTCGTCGCGCTCTTTCCATTTGCCGCAAGGCTTGGCTCATTAGGATCACACGATGGGCGATGCGACTCATAAGTGCAGGCAAGCACGCCACTGCGATCTCAGCATGTCGCACCCAATCCGCACGCTGCTCCTCGGTTAAATTATCGAAGGCCCTTGGCTCATGGGAAAATCTAACCGGATAATCGCAATACATTGCTCGTGCCAACCAACGAAAGTCGCTTTCTTCTGTGTTTCCCTGAATGGAATAGCCTTTGTTGTGCAGATTGCAGGCTATAGAATCTAAAATGGCGTTATGCGATTCTCGCCAAGCGAAATCAAAAGGCTCAGACAAGTCCCGTTCAAGCTCTCGATTCACTGCTGATTCGTCGCTCATCGTCCGCTCTCTTTCTCTGGCTGGCCCTGCGCTGGCCATGATTTACCGAAATCGGCGTCATATCTGATTCTGTCCTCGATGGTCCGAATTCGTTCAAACCTGAGCTTTCTGACATCCTCGATCCATGCCTTCTCTTGCGCTCCTGGACTGAATCTCCGTTGCTGATCTATTTCCATCTTCCGCATTCGTTTTTGCCTTTCCTTAACCGGTGCGTTTGAATTTCTGATTCAATATCTCGGCTTGATCGCGTAGCAGGCGAAGCCGCGCCTCCAGCTCCTCTTCGGTTTTTTCTACAAAGCCATAGGCGTCGAGGCGCGAAGCGCCCGTTCTTTTCTCTTCGTTGTACTTCTTAACTTCTTTACGGGGCCACTTTTGGCCCCCTACAAGGGCCACTTTTGGCCCCCTGTGATAATGGGACACAGTGGAAAAGTCCGGTTTCCCACAAGTTTTCCGCGTTCTAATCTCGACCGGTAGCTGAACGAACATCGGGATCTGCTCGGCCGGAGGCGGTATTTCCCGCTGCCATTTCGCCGATCCGACGACGCGGACCATCATCCCGTTGCCGAATCCGAGGACTCGAATTTCTACCTGCCCGCCCCTCTTCAGAATCGCCATGTGGCGCTTCAGGGTTCGCTCCGCAGGGCGGTCGTCAGGGTTTCCGTGCCAATTTGCCCGAATCCAGGCGTAACCGAATGGACGCCCGTAGTTGACCCGCCCTTCTGCATCGGTCTGATGGTCAGTCAGGAAATCCAGCAGATAAGAAGCCTTGCCGAGCTTCCTATGGTCCCCGATGCGCGTGGGCTGAACGGCGACATAGCGGAAGGCAGTCAACGCAAGGCCCTCCGATTCATCTCCAGCTCGGAGAGGAGATAGTTCTCGACGTCCGCAGAAGCCCAAGCGACAAGGACCAGGGCGCCGCGGCGGTACTTCTCCAGGAGGAAATCAAGTTGCTCCTGGGATGGCTCCCCGGCCTTGCGCGTGATTTTGCTTTCGCCGTCGATCCAAGCAGGCGCTTTAACCTCGATGTATAGGGCGCGCCCAAGCGGCGCCAGCGTAGCCTCGAGGTCCGAGAATCCTTTGGTGATCGCAGATCCGGTCTTAACGTGCTGAATTCCGCCGAGGTCCACTCCTGAAGCGGCAGCCGCGGCCATCATTCGACCGCGCTGGCGCCGCCCGCCGGCATCGATCGCCATGACGTCGACGCGGTAGCGAGTGAGCAGCTCCACAATGTCGGCCTGGACGCGCGCCTCGGGCAACGACGACATGAGGTAGTGGGCACGGTAGCGCTTCGGATCGAATTGCCACGGAAATGGATACGATTCCTTCACTTCGCCCTTTCAGTCGCACGCCTCAGCGCATTCCGACTCGTCACTGCTCGAAAGCCGTCTAGAAATTCCACGAGCGCGGAGTTCATCGAGCCGCGAGCGAGGACTCTGCAAAGCGTGCCCTTCCGTCCCGGTAATCCCGGCCGATTCCATCGATAGATGTAGAGCTGCTCTGTCATCCGCCACTTCCCGCACAATCAAGCTTTCGCCGCCCAGAAACATGCTGACCAGCAGCCGCGCTCTCACTTTTTCGGGTCCGTGATCAGCTTCAGGTCCTCGAGCGATTCCTTCATCGCCTCATCCGAATTCCGAGTCATGCCGACATTTGCAAAATGAACGGTGCGCATTGCGCGCTCGAGCTCCCGCGGATTGAGCCGCGGATAGAGCGCCAGCACTCGCCGGATCTCCCGACTGAGATTGACGATGATGTTTTCGCTCATCGGATTTCGCGAGGCGAGGCACCGCTCGGAGCAGGCGCCTCGCCCTTCGACTGGATCGTTCCGGGTAGGAACTCAGCCGAAACCTGAACGTCGCGGCATTCAAAGCAGCGCGCGCGGCGGTAAGTGATAAAGACGGCTGGCTTATCGCACAGTTCGCACTTAACGAATGCCGGAGCCGGCGGACACATGGCATCTGGCAGAACCTCGCGACCGCATGCAGCGCAGATCTTAGACATTGATGCTCTCCTTGTGGGCTGGGCAGAGATGCTTGTTCGGGCCGATTTCTTTGGCGCAGGAAGCGCAAACGGGACGGTCGCAGGTGATTGGAGATCCGCCGAGAGTCCGGCCGACGATGGCGTCGCAGAGAAGAG